ACCGGAGATGGATCGGGACGATCTGAAGCTCCAGAGCTTTAGTCGCGTCCTGCGCGACCCCCAGCACGCCCGCAATAAGCGTCTGAACCAGGTCTGCGATATCCTGGAGAGCCAGATCACCAATCTGCGTATCGCCAAAGAGGACGCCGTCGTCGACGACCGGGACATCTACAAGTCCGGGCCGACGGTCGTGCGGGTGAAAAAGGACTGGCAAGGCCCGCTGGCCGAGGCGTTTATGCAACTGCCCGGACCCGGCCTGCCGGCGGGGGTATTCCAACTCCTGGAGGTCCTGGACAAGGAAGACATTCACGCCGGGGGCTTGAACGAGGAGATATTCGGCAGCGACGACGGGGAGATCCCCGGCATTCTGCACCGCTATCGCACCGGCCAGGCCCTGACCGGTCAGCAGGGCATGTTCGCGGCGTTCCGCCAGGCCAAGCGGCGGCTCGGGCGACTCATGGTAATGTTCAATCAGGCCAATATCCCGCCCCAGAAGCTGGGTCGACTCCTGAACCAGCGACCGGCCCCGGACTTCTACGCGCCCGACCTCGTGCGCTACGACTGCACGCCGACCGAAGGGTTGCTCACGAGCGACCAGCAGCAGTTGTGGTACGCCGAGATCAAGGAACTGGCGGCGATGTACCCGAACCTCATTCCCGGTAGCGAAGTGCTGAAGGCCGCCCCCGTCTGCTACCCGCAGAAGCTCATGGACATCGTCCGTAAGTCCGAGCAGCAGGCCCAGCAGTCGGCCCAGTACCAGATGCAGAACCAGCAGGTAATGAACCAGTTGATCTCCGCCCAGGCGGCGTCCGACCTGGCCCAGTCGCAGGCCAATCTGGCCAAGGCCGACGAGGACCGCAGCGACGCCCTGGTCAATCGCGTCAAGGCCATGGCCGAGGCCGGGAAGGTCCAGGATTCTCGGGGCCTGGAGGTCCTGGATCGGGCCATCAAGCTCGGCGAACTCCAAGCCAATATGCAGCAGGCCCGCCAGCAGCAGGGCGTACGAGGAGGTAAGAAATGAGACATACACGCGGAATTCTCACTAGAGAGACCGGGGCCATGACCCGCGTCAATCCCCTGGCCGCCGGCCTGATGGCCCAAGCCATGGCCAGCCGCCGGCACGTGGGCGGGCAGCGGACGGTCCTGAATCAGGACGTGTGGGACCGACTGTCTCCAAAGGCCAAGGCCCGGGTCGAGGCGTGTCTGGCCGACGCGGCCGAACAGCTTAAGTGTTCCAAGAGCGACTTGCTCTGGTCGATGGACCGGCGCGGCGTGGTCTCTATCAAGAAGAGGGAACAGATATGTCTGACGACGTCGTAGAGGACTTTCTGGAGAAGTGGCATCGGCGAAACCCGGGCTTTACGGGCGAGGTGCAACTGCACTTCAAGCAGGGGCTACTGAAGGGTATCAAGACGATCCAGAGTCACCACGACGTACTGGTGCCGAAGGAACAGAAGGAACATTTTGGGAGGCCGGTGTAAGTAACGACAACTGATTGAGAGTCGCCGGACACGCTGAAAACATGGCCCCGGCCGCGATAGCCAACCGCTATCGGGCCGGGTTTTTTTATGCGCGTGGGGCACGGGTGACACGGGCGTTGAGTTGTTCTCGCCGCCGGAGAAGGCCCGCCACCGGGGCCGTTAAAGCCGCACGCACAAGAGAAGGATTTACCAATGCCGACAGACGAAGAGATTTTACAGACGGGCGAAGTACCAGAGGCTCAGGCCGCCGCTGAGTCGGACACGGGCGAACCACAGGAAACGCCGATCGAGACTCCCGCCGCCGGGGAGCCGATTCAGGACGCAGCCCAGCAAGGACAGTTGGACGCCCTGAAGGAAGAGCGCGCGAAACGCCAGGCCGCCGAACAGCAGTTGCAGCAGTACCAGCAGATGCTGATTCAGCAGCAGGCAATGCAGCAGGCCGTAGCGCCGCAACAGCCTCGACCCCAGGAGCCGGACGTACTCCAGCGGTATGGAATCGATCCAAACGATCTCTACACCGAAGACGGAGTGCGGAAGATATTCGGCGGGATCGACAACCTCGTTAAACAGAGGATGGACGCGGTACGGCAAGAATTCCAAACCCAACAATTTCACACCCAACACAGTGACTTCAACACCCTGGTAGGCAGCCAGGGTCCTATGGGTTTCCAGTATGCAGAACCGATGAAACGGGCTTTGCAGGATAACCCCGGACTCGAACAGGAACTGCTCTCGATTACCGATCCGATCGTCCAGCGTCAGAGTGCGTATCGTTACGCCCAAATGACGAAGCGACTCATCGACGCCGAGGCCGGCAGTTCCACGTCCCGTGACATCGCGGCCACCGTGCAGGCCCGCACAGCCCCCATGAGTCCGGCAGCCGTCGGCGGGGGAGGTGCCTTCAAGGCTGCCCGGGAGGTCGGAGAGATGTCGGACGCGGAGTTCGAGCGACAGGACCGGGCCGCCGCCTCCGGGTGACATTAAGAAAGGAGCCAGGCAATGGCCACAGAGAAAAACGTGATGACGACCGCGAGGATCGATCATCCCATTGGTATCTATTTCATCAATCGCTACCTGCGCAGCGCCATGGCGAAGGAAGTTCACCTCCAGTTCGGCCAGGAATATGCCATTCCGGCCGGCGCCGGTGATACGGCCAAGTGGCGGCGCTTCGCCAATCCCACGGCCCAGACCACACCCATCGGTGAGGTGAACGAGCCGGGCCCCGTGATGATGACCAAGACGGACCTCACGCAGAAGTTGCGGAACTACGGGGCCCACATCAAGCCGACGACCTGGCTGGATCTGACCGGTATCTCGTCCGATAAGCGCGAGCGAACGATGTGGCTCGGCAAGCAGCGGGGTCTGACCCTGGACACCCTCTGCCGGAACGTCGTCGCCGCCGGCGCCTCGTCCACGACCGCTACCAGCGGTACGGCCACGGCCACGGACCTGAACAAAGACGACCTGGAGACGATCGTCTCGAACCTGCTGGGTGAGAACGCCGAGATGATCGAGTCCCCCATTAAGGCCGGACCCAATCAGGGTACGTCGCCGATTCGGGATGCGTTCATTGTGATTATGCACACCGATCTGCGGGAGGCCCTGGAGAAGATGGCCGGGTTCAAGCACTTCACGACCTACGCCAGCTACACCGGCATCTATCAGGGCGAGTGGGGTGCCGTCGGCAATCTGCGGTTCATTCTGACGACCAATGCGTATACGGCCTCGACGAACTACTACGTCACCGTCCTGGCCCAGAACGCATTCGGCAACGTCAAACTCCCGGCCGCCGACCGGCAGTTGATCTTCCATCCGCCCAGTGTCGCCGGCGGGCCCCTGGAACTGTTCAGTACCTACGGCTGGAAGCTGCCGTACGCCTGCCGAATCCTCAATGAGAACTACGTCCACACGCTGGTCTGCACGAAGCCCTCGTAGCGGCCTTCTGACCTGAAAGGAGACATACAATGCCTCAAATTGTGACTGCCCACTGGACCTGTGACGGCGCGATCATCTACGTGCCCCTCGGGTTCACCCCGAGCTACCTCATGCTGGTGGATGTCAATACCAGTACCAACATCATTCTCTACCACTGGTTCAGTGCGATGGAGACCGATCAGGCCACCGGCTACCAGGAAGGCTTCAGTGTCGCCGAAGGCGTTACGGCCCTACTGGCCGACGCCGGCGGGATTACCGCCTACGACTCCGAAGCGGCGTCCCCGACGGTAACGACCTGGACGACCGCCGTTTCTACGGCGGCCACGGCCAAGACGGCCACGGCGGACGGAACGTTCGTCAAACCGGCGACGACCTCCAAGGGCGATAAGAGCGCCATCTTCGAGTGCGTGACCGCCGGGACCGGGTCGGCGACCGAGCCCAGTTGGGACGATGATGCCCCCGCCACCGGCGATCAGCTTACCGACAACTCGACCGTCTGGGAGCGGGTCAACGAGCCCCTGGTCCGCAAGGGCTACGAGGGTATCTGTATCGCCGCCGCCCTGATGACCGACTCGCGCGAGATGTTCGCCCTGGCCATTCAGGCCGACCGTGATTTCGATCTCGGCGACGTTGACGGCTGGACCGACGGGATCGCGCCGCCGGATGTGTCCCTGTAGCAATAACTGAAATGCAACCCTCATCAGGAGTAATCCAATGAGTTTGTCTCAAACCGATCTTGTCATGATGGAATTCTCGGAACTCAAGAAAGTCGCCGAGCGCTATCAGGTCAAGACAGCGGGCCAGAGCCGCGAGCAAGTGCTGGAGGCCATCCAGTTCGCGGCTATCAAAAAGGAAGAAGACCTCCGGCACAAAGTCACGGAAACCAAGCGGGCAGCGGAACTGCTGAGACTCGGAATCGAGGTGAAGGGCCAAAAGCGACCCTCCGCCGAGGACGTGGCCATTCTGGCCAGTAAGAAGGTTCGCGTCGTGTTCCTCAATCGTGAGGACGGGGGCGGGCCGGACGAGGCCGGGGCCGACGTCGTATTCCAGAAGGGCAGTTTCCGCTTCCACTTGTTCGACGGCCTGGAGCACATTCTACCCGAATGCCTCCTGGTCGAGAGTATAGACGAGATTCCTGAGATCCAAGAGAAAGTCGTGGCCTTCTTCGCCGCGACCGGGATGAAGGTACAGAAGGCCACGGAGGTCGCTAAGGGCGTCCTCCAACGGCTTTCCCTACCGATCAGTTGCAAGAACCCCGTCTACGAAGATCGCAAAACGCAGAACGGGGAGACCGTCTCATCTATCGTGCGATGGTATCCCCGTTTTGCATTCACTGTAAGCAGACAACCGGTGCCGGAGAACGCAGAATTCGGGCCGGTCGAAAGTGAGGTGCTGAATGTCTAAATCGAAGGAACGTATTATTACCCGCGAGGAGTGCGACACGCCGGACGAGGTCTGCGCCTGGCTCAATGCGCTGTTGCAGGAACTTGAGGGTGCCAAACTGAGAATCACTACCCTGGAGGCACTTGCTGCTAAGGCCCGGGACACGAAAAAGAAAGGGGGCGCAGTATGAAACGATTCGCCCTAATGCTGATTGTTTTATTGTGGAGCGGCAGCGCCTTCGCCGCTTATACCCCCAGTGACATCACCTACGATGCCGTGTCCAATCCGACGACGCTCTCGGCCATGCTGCGCGACCTGTTCGCCAACTATCAAGGGACGAGCGTCCTGTTCGATCCGCAGACTACGGCTCCTACGGTCTCGGAGGGCAAACTGTATTACAACGACACGTCCAACGCCTTGTACCTCTATACCGGGTCCGGTTGGGAGTTGGTGGATACCGAGGGCGGCACGTCGCTGGACGCAGCCTACAATCTGGGCTCGGCGATTACCGTCGACGGCGACGCCATTACCCTAACGACCGGGGCGGCCGTAAACAACTCGGTCCTGTCGCTGGTCGGGGGCGAGACCAGTAACAACAACGACACCTTTACGATCACCCACGCCGGGACCGGCGACGCCATCTCCATTAACGGCGCCTCGACCGGCAATCTGATCTACGACGAGGACGGCAACTTCACCGTCTCCAGTGCGGGCGTGATGTCGTTCGTCGGCGGGGATACGACGGGTGATTTCGGGATCACCGGCTCTGCCGCCAATATCAACTTCGATGTGAGTCGAGACCAGTTGTCCTTCGCCGACAATGCCGTTCTGGGTATTGGTGGTGCAGACGACGCGGCCGGCGACTTCACGTTCACGTTCGATACCACGAATCTGGTAGTGGAATCGGCGGCCGGCGACGATGCCATTACGTTCGGTGCCACGACGAACTTCGATCTTATCGTTCACGGCGCTACGGCCACCAACGAGATCACGTTCGATACGGACGACGCCGCTCTGGAGTGCATCTTCGACGGCTTCGACCTGCGCCTGAACGACGATGACTACATCATCTTTGGTGACGGCGCTACGGACTCGTTCACGGCCAAATTCGATGAGACGACTGATAATCTCCAGGTCGTTGCAACCACCGCGAACGATGCCGTTCAGTTCGGTGACGCCACCACGAATACCGACGTTCTATTCATCGGATCGGCCGGCACGACCTCCACAAACAGAGTCCACTACAATGCGTCCGGTGATACCAATCTCGGCGAGTGGAACTTTGGTGCCGACGATTACGGGGTAGACGTGCAGTTCTTCGGGGCTACGGCCTCTCAGGTTGTAACCTGGGATCAGAGCGCCGATGCCTGGTACTTCGGGGCCGACGCCGAGGGCGTAGACGTTCACTTCCGAGGCGATACCACGCTCAAGCAGGCGTGGTGGGACGAGAGCGGTAACGAATGGTTCTTCGGTGATACCGGGTACGGTATCGACGTGTCGCTCTATGCCGCAACAGCGGGCGATCTTATCCTCTGGGACGCCTCCGACGAGCAGTTGGAGTGGGTGGGGTCCGGGGCATTGTTTGACGACGACTCCGACATCTTCATTGGCAGCGATAAGGACTTTTCCATTACGTCAGATACGGCGAAGGAATTGGACATCCTGGCGGTGACGACCGACGAATCCAGTGTTATCAACTTCGGAGCGACCACCTCGGGCGTAGACGTTCGGCTGTGGGGTGCTACGGGCGCCGGGGTTGCGTTGTTTGACGCATCGGCAGACGCGGTACTGTTCGAGCAGTATGACATCGCACTCGGCGACGGCGACAAGATCCTGTTGGGCGATACGTTGGGCACGGGCGACTTTGTGATTTCCAGTACCAGTGCCGTTCTTACCGTCGCCCAGGTCGCGGCCGATACCGGGACCATCGTATTTGGTGCTAGTGGCACCGACGTGCCGATTACGTGGAATGGCGAAACGGCGGGCGATTACGTTCAGTTTAACGTCGATCAAGTCGTAGTCGAAGATATCAAAATCACAATCATGGACGACACCCAACTTGCGTTTGGTGACGGCAATGATGTGACGATTGAGTACGACGAAAACGGGACCGACGAGCTTGAGATCACTGGCAACGTCAGAGTTGCAGGCAATCTTGGCTATAAGATGGAGGTCACGACTGATATCGACAACCGCGTTCTGACGGCCGAAGAATCCGGCGGCACCTTTAACAACTGGGGCGATACCGACGGCACGATATTTACGTTACCAACGGCGGCGCCAGGGCTCGTCTTCACGTTCATCGACGCCGAAGCGGCGACCACCGAGGATGTTTATATCCTGGCCAATACCTCCGACAAGATCCAGGGGGGAACGGCAGCCCAATACTACAACTGCTACGACGATACCGCGTTCTCGCACGTCACGCTTCTGGCGATTGACGCAGAAAACTGGGTGGTAATAGCGTCAGGTGGTACGTGGACGGCGGACGCCGATATGACCTCTCCATAGCAATCGTTCGACTACCGGCCGGGGGTACGGTTCGTCCTGCCCCCGGCTTTAAGGATGCGAGATGAGTTGGACACTGAGCGATATTCGCACGAAGCTCCGGGCCCTGACCGGGCGCAGTACGACGGGTGAACTCTCGAACGCGGCGGCTCTGGTCTTTATCAACGACTACTACTGCGTTGACTTCCCGGTAGCGGTGCAACTGGACCAACTGGACGATACCTGGAGCCAGGCCCTGGCGGCCACCGACGACGGGGAGTACGCGGTGGACGATGGTATCATTGATATCACCGAACCTGTCATGCTCAACGGCGATGAAGAATTACTGGTCTACTACGATCAGGCTTCGTTCTGGCGCACGTACCCCTCGGACGAGGATACGACTTCGGCCCCGACCCTGGTAGTCGGGACGACGACCGCTTCTTCGGTTCGCAATGCGGCCTGCACCTACGAGGTGGGCGGCAATCAATACTCCCTGGCGGCCGGGGAGACGGCCCTATCGGGCGATGCCGTACCGGAAGACTTGTTCGGGGCCTGGATGCTGTCGGTCGATGCCGACGGTGATATCACGATTACAGCCGCCTCCGCCAATTCTACAGGCTATGCGACGCCCGCCCTGGCCATTGAGGGCATCCCCACCGCCGACGTCACCGACGCCGTCCTGGGCTTCGTAACGGCCATCTGTTCGTCCGGGGCATTCACGCCGGGAACCACTGAACTGAATACGGGAGCTAACGTCACCGCGACGTTTACCGATGGCCATCCGGGTCTTCGGGCCCGGCCCATGGCCATACTCCTGAGTCTCAATAGCGGCACGGCCTACGTCCGGCCCAAGCCCGACGATGCCTACCAAGTAACGAGTCAGGCCGTCTTACAACGACCGACGGCACTCAGCGCCGATACCGATACGCCCCTGGATGAGTCGTGGGGCCTGGCGATTGCACTGGGGGCCGCGATAAAATTCCTGGCGTCGAAGGAGGCCGAAGCGGAGCGAATCGCAGAGTTGTCCAACGGGCTCGGCCTTCAATCGACGCCGGGATGCCTGAACTACGAACTGATGATGATCCGACGCAAACAACTTCTCAATCAGAAGCCCGAAATCGAAAGGTGCTGGTGAGCCATGCAAATCATTGACGGCAGTACGAAACATCCCCTACCGGCGAAAGTCATCTGTACGCAGAAGACTTGGATAACGGGCGCCGGTAATGCGGCCCAGACGGAGACCGCCTACGGCCTGACCGGGAAGCTGGTGCGAGTGGATGTGATTATCTCCTCGGTAACGAACAATCCTACCGTGGTCGTAACCTTCCGGGACCAGAACAGTTGCATCATTATCCCGGACGCCCTGTGCGCCGCCCTGGCCGACGGCACCAACCATATCCTGCTGACCGAGAGCAATAAGTCCACGATGGACGCCGACTTCGATCCGGTAATGCTGTGCGATAGCGATATCACGGTGAGTATGGACCCCAGCGCCGACGCCGGCGGCACCTCGCAGACCCTGGCCGTGCAAGTGATTTTCTACCTGGAGTAAGCCATGAAACGCATACTGATCCTGATCCTGATCTGTGCCGGTGTCGCCGGGGCCGCCTGGGACCCGACCAAGCCGGCCGATACCCGCGACTGGGACCTGCGCGACGACGATACCCGCGCCAACTTCGCGGCCCTGGGCACTATGCTCGGGATCTCCACCGGCGCCACCACCGACGCGAACGTGGTGCCGACGTTCAACGTCCAGGCGTTTGGGGCTGACCCCACCGGCTTGACGGATTCTACCACCGCGATTCAGGCGGCCACCGACGCCGCCACGACGGCCAAGGGCACTACGTTTTTCCCGCCCGGCAGTTACCTGATCTCCAGTGCCATCGAATATGACCATTACGCGACATTCGTCGGAGAGCGGTTTGGGTCCATCCTCATTCAGGAGACCGACGACGAACCGTTCTTTGAGAATGAGGACGGCGCGACAGTCAATTCTGCTAATTGGAAGGGCCTGATCTTCGCCCCGACCGGAACGGGCACGACGGCCATCTTGAACGACGGCCAATACCTGGCTTATGGCGTGATCGAGCAGTGTGATTTCCGCAAAGAATTGGGGGTAGGGCTCGATTTCGTGGCGGCGGCCATGAGTATTCGCGACTGCCAATTCGGCTTTCTCGGCACCGCCGGGACGTCGTGGCAGGCTATCAACTTTGACGGCAGTCCTACCAAGGTCACGTTCGCCACCCTGATCGAACGGTGCGGGTTCTATGGTACTAACGTCATTACCAAGGGCGCTATCTACGTCGACGAAGCCAACAGCCTCCAGTTCACCAGTTGCGTGTTCGAGGGATTATCGAGTCCGTCCCATTTCCTTATGGGCGTTAAGTCGGCGAAGTTCCTATCCTGTAACTGGGAGAATATCGACCCCGGCACAACCCATGATGCGCCGGTGGAGGTAGCCAAGAACGTAGTTGGCGACTCGGGCTCCTATGCCATCTTTGAAAACTGCAAGTTCCAGAACAACCATGACACCGACGTCTGGAACTCCGTCGCTTACGTAGGCGCGGCGTGTCTCGCCTCCTTCGACGTATGCTACGGCTCGCTGGGCAGCGGCTACTACACGTCGGCCTCGGCCGGTAACGACCTGAACATTGGCTATCTACTTGACAATCAGTGCGTCTCGTACGAGGGCGATTTGGATCATGGTTCCCTGTACCTCGGCGTGGGCGCGCCGGGCATCGTGAGTCCGTACGGCGGCTTGACCGTCGGCGGCGCCGCCACGTCCGCCGGGTCGGTGGCCTTCCTGGAGGATAGCGATAACGGGGCCA